GTCGAAATTTCATCTCCGCAAGTTTTGATGTCTATTTCCGCAAGTGCGGGTTATGAGGAGTAATGAATGAACAGTGAATCTGTAACGATTTCGCGCGAGACATATGATGAGCTTATGAGATGCGCTCGAACACTTAACGGTGAAGAATATATTTATATAACATCGTATGGTGGTGAATATCATGGTGTTGGCCTTAAAGATATATGCCATAAATATGAAAGATTGATCGATACGAAAGAAGAAATAATTGAAAAACTTGAAATAGAACTTGCTAATGCAAAAATGCCTTGGTGGAAACGTAAAAAGGATCCATTTAATGGGTAAGCGTGGACCACAGCCGCAGTCTAAAGAACTAAAGGAGCTCAGGGGCAACCCAGGTAAACGCGCGTTGCCTGATTCTCCGTCGAGCGACCCCGATGTGCCGGAATGCCCTGATGATTTGTTGGATATAAAATCTATATGGGATGAATACGGTGACGTTCTTAAAAATATGGGAGTGCTGCAAAAATCAGACGGGATCATGTGGGATGCTCTCTGGCGGACCTGGGCGAAATATAAAGATATTGCAAGTCGACGAGTAGAGCTTGACGAAATGGTTGATGCTATCGGAGGAGAGGAAGACCTTGATAAGATATCTCGCATATTAAAACTTGTTACGCGAATTGAGCCTCTTGAAATTCAATATCTAAACACCTTGATGCGATTGCTCGATCATTTTGGTATGAGTCCAAGTTCTCGTAGCTCGATACAAATTTCGAAACCACAAGAGGAAGATGAGTTTACGAGATTTTTGAAAGAGCAAGAAAAAATAAAAAAAGTAAAATGAAAATATGTCATTGTGTTTTAGAAGGGTCGTTGTGTAAACGATGTAGCGTTATTCAGTATGACAAGGAGGTGATACCTATGCCTTGCGGTGGTGGCGGAAAAAAGAAAGGATCAAAAAAGGGTGGAAAAGGGAAATAGGAGAACTAAAAAAATACCTCTCCATCCTGCTGAGCAGTATGCAAAAGATGTACTTGACGGAAAAATTATTTCATGCCGTTGGGTTAAATTAGCATGTAAAAGATATTTTGACGATTTAGAACATGGGCATGAACGAGGATTATATTTTGATCGTGATGCTGCTCAGCATCGTTTAGACTTTTACAATTTTTGTAGACATTCTGAAGGTGAATGGGCTGGGCAGATAATTAAGCCTGAGCCATGGCAACAATTTATAAAATGGAATATTTACGGGTGGAAAAATAAAGACGGTACAAGAAGATTTAATTTAGCATATGAGAGTGTCGCTCGAAAAAATGGGAAAAGCACGGACAGCGCGCCAGATGGTTTATTCTTAGCGTTTTTTGATGGTGAACCAGGAGCACAGGTTTACTCAGCAGCAACAAAATATGAACAAGCTTGCATAGTTCACAGCGCTGCTATAAACATGGTTCGAAAATCGCCTGATTTATCTAGGCGAATTGAAATATATAAAAATACTTTGGTATATCCGAAAGATGTTCAAAAATATGTTCCACTTGGACAAGATTCGAGTACAGAAGATGGATTAAATGTATATGGCGCAATTATCGATGAATATCATGCACACCCTACAGCGGGAATGTATTCAATATTAAAATCTGGTCGAGGATCAAGAAGACAATCATTAATATATATTATAACTACGGCGGGATTTGAAAAGAATTATCCTTGCTTCGCACTTGAGCAAAGATGTAAGCGTATTCTTTCTGGCGACGAGATAGATGATACAGTATTCGCCGTTATATTTAGTTTAGATGAAGATGACGATCCCGGAGATGATTCTCTATGGATTAAGGCGAATCCTAATTTAGGAATATCGAAATATAAAAAGACAATGCTCGATGATTATCGAGAAGCAAAATCAATACCTCATTTAATGAATGAATTTTTGACAAAGCATTTGAATATATGGACCGAATCACAAACACAATGGATTAGTTCAGAGGTTTGGTCTAAAAACTGCGACATTGTCAATGAAGAAAGTTTACGGGGCAGAAAATGTTATATAGGTATGGATCTTTCGGCGAATTGTGATTTGACTGCTATCGTGTATTGCTTTCCTCCTACTACTAGCTCAGAAAAATATCAATTTATATTAAAATTCTATTTACCGCAAGATAATATGATGGATCGAGAGAAAAAAGAAAAAGTTCCGTATACTTTATGGGTAAAACAAGGTTGGATAACAACAACACCTGGTGATATCATCGATCTTGAATATATCCGCGCGGATATCAACGCAGACTCAAAAAAATATGATATACAAGAAATACATTTTGACCCTGCATTGTCGAGGGATATTATACCAAGACTTATAGAAGATGGTTTTGATTGCATAGAGTTTAGACAAGGATTTTTATCAATGGCTCCGGCGGTAAAGGGGTTTGAACTTGCGATATTGAAGGGTGATTTGGCGACAAATAATAACCCGGTCATGAATTGGATGGTGTCTAACACTGAAACAAAAACGGATGCGGCAGGGTGCTCGAAATTTGTAAAACCTGACAGGATGAGAACCGGGAAACATATTGATGGAGTCGTTGCCGCAGCAATGGCTTATTTTAGAGCCGCGCAATCTGTAAAGAAAGATTCTATTTACGAAAATCGCGGAGTTTTATTCTTCTAGCTATTGTGTTATTTTAGATGTTATGATATAGTATACATATCCAACGTCGTGAGACGTAGGGGGTTTCGTGGGATTCCTAGACCGCCTCAAAAAAAGAACCATCCGCAACATTAGCATTAGCGACCTTGATAAGGCCATGGATGCTATGATAGCAAGCGGTGGATCAAGCGGATACCTGACCGATTCGGCGGCTATGAACCTTGCGACTGTGTTTCAAGCGGCGACACACCGTACTAATTATTTGGCAATGCCGTCGCTTATTACTTATTATCGAGACTCAGAAAACAATAAAGAAAAGTTTCGCGGATCACCGATTTACACACTTTTACACGATAAACCTAATCCTTTAATGACATCTTTCTCGTGGCGCGCGTCTATGGAACTACATGCCATATTTTATGGTGGTGGATTTTCTTGGATCGAACGCGACATGTTAAATCGCCCGATTGCTTTATGGCTAAAAGATGGAAATCGGATGCGGCCAGAGCTTTACGAAAATGGTAAGCGTCTACGATGGATTTATCGTCAGGCTGATGGATCTGAAACAAAATATAATGATGAAGATATCCTTCACATCCCGAGTTTAGCATTTGACGGTATAACCGGCGAAGGCGTTATAAAACTAGCTGCAAAATCTCTTTCTTTATCTTCGCAGACTGAAGAATTTGGGAAAAAGTTTTATGAAAATGGATTGAAAGCCGGTGGAGTTTTAAGTACGCCAGTATCATTAAGTGATGATGCGATTAAACGATTAAAGGCTTCGCTTGATGAGCGATCAAAGCCAGAAAATGCGTATAAGACTTTAATCCTTGAAGATGGGATGACTTGGAATAAAATTCAATTCTCACCGGAAGAGGCTCAGTTCATTTCTACCAGACAATTCCAGGATGTAGAGATAGCTCGCTGGTTTAATCTTCCGCTTAGAATGTTGCGAATGAATGACGCTTCAGGTCTTAGAAATGTTGAGCAAATAACGATTGAATTTATGCAAACCACCATGCTTCCTAGGTATCTTGCCTGGGAGCAAGAATTAAACACAAAACTATTTGGCGCAGGATCGTCTCGATTTGTTGAATTTAATATTGATTCGCTTTTGCGTGGCGATAGCAAGACACGTGCCGATGTACATCACATCATGAGACTCGATGGGATAATTAACGCCGATGAATGGCGCACAAGTGAAAATATGAACCCGATTGGCGGAGATAAGGGCGCTGAATTCTGGGGTCAACCTAATTTAGCTGCAAATAAATCAAATACGGAAGATAAACCGAAAGAAGAACCAGCGCCAGACGAAGAACCCGCGCCGGATGAGGGGGGCGATGATGGAAGCGCGTAAACTTGACAAAATGAAACGCGAAGATTTGACTTTTGAAATTCGAGAAATGAAAACCGTTGACGATGGCGCTATACGTGTCTCTGGATATGCGTCCGTTTTTGATAAGCCTTCAGAAAATCTTGGCGGATTTGTTGAGAGAATAAAACGTGGCGCATTTACTGAAACATTGAAAGAAAATAGGTCTGATCCTCGTCTTCTCTGGGATCATAATAGCCAATATGTTCTTGGTCGTCGGTCTGCTGGGACATTGTCGCTTGTTGAGGATGAAAAGGGGCTTGCTTTTGAGGCAACGCTTCCGGACACATCATATGCGCGTGATTTAAAAGTTTTGATGGAGCGCGGCGACGTTCGTGAAATGAGTTTTGGATTTAACGTATTGCGGGACGAATGGGAAGATTTAGATAAACCTGTTTTAAAACGAAATGTTTTGGAAGTTCGATTAATCGAAATCAGCATTGTGTCATTCCCTGCATATCCGCAAACGTCGGTAAAATTAAGGGATTTCGCCGGAGCGGAAACGCTATCGGAAGAAAATATCGTAAAAGTCGAGGAGTTCATACGATCATTGATGGTTCCCGCCGTGGAGGCAGAACCGAAGGAAGAGCCCGCCGCGAAAGCAGCTAATCCTGAATGGATACGCGCATGTATGGACGCTGATTGTGTATTAGCAGGTATCCCGCTGAATCAGGGAAATTAAATGAGGGGTATAACATGAGTAGAGTAGAAAATTTGAAAACGGAAATCAAGGGTCTCCTTGAATCTATCCAAGTTTTGCGATCAAAAGACAAACCGGAAGAGGCTGACGCGGTAACGCTTCGAACCTATCTCGGTAAAATTACCGATGCGCAGACTAAACTTGCTGATGAGGAGCTTGCGGATAAAGTAGAAGCAGATTTTAGCCGATCTGCACATCCAGAAATGCGCGGCGGAGAAGTCCATGAAGAGCAAAAAGTACCAGTCGGTAATTTTTTGCAGGCTGTAGCATCAATTAACGGCGAATCTCGGGCGATGCCTCTTTCAGAAGCGCGTTCGATCCTTGAGACTCGCGCTCCTTCTGGCATGAGCGAGGCTGTGCCTTCTGACGGTGGTTTTCTTGTTAATCATCAGAATAGCGCTCTTCTTGCTGACCGTGTTTGGGACCCAGCGAATGTCGTTGGACTTTGCAAACGAGTTCCAATTTCTGGCCCGTTTGATGGGCTTAAATTCCCGGTAATCGATGAAACCTCGCGAGCTGACGGTTATCGGTCTGGCTCCGTTTTGGCTTACTGGAAAAACGAAGCAAGCGCTACAACTGCAAGCAAACCAAAAATTGGCGAAGAGACATTGAACCTTGAAAAACTTTTTGCGCTTTGCTATGCGACTTCTGAACTTTTGCAGGACGCTACGGCGCTTGAAGCTTTTATCACCGCGGAATTTGCTAAAGAAATGAAATTTAAATTAGCTGATGCTATATTTAATGGAACTGGAGCCGGTCAGCCTCTTGGAATTCTTAATGCTCCTGCTACTGTACAAGTTGCAAAAGAGACGGGGCAAAGCGCTCGGACTATTACGTTTGAAAATATCGTTAATATGTATGCGCAACTTTTTTCTGGTGCGGCCTTTGGTTCAACTAGGTGGGTAATGAATCGTTCTTGTATCCCGCAGTTAATGTCTCTTGCTATAAAAGTTGGAACCGCTGGATACCCGCTGTTTGTCCCGGGTAATTCTTTGGCTGGTACTCCGAATGGTACATTGCTTGGCGTTCCGATCGAGTATATCGAACAGGCTCAGACGCTAGGAACTGCCGGAGATATTTATCTTGCAGATTTCAGCCAGTACTTGCTTATTGATAAAGCAGGGATACAGGGTGCATCTTCAATGCACGTAAATTTCCTGACCGATGAAACGGCCTTTAGGTTTACTATGCGAGTCAATGGACAACCTCTGTGGAAAAAATCTGTGACTCCGTATAAAGATGCGAGCACATCAAAGCCGGTATCTCCGTTTATCGCTCTCGCGGTTCGGGCATAAGGAGTAAGAAATGAAAGGTTTTAATATTGCTGAAGAGGGCCATGTCGCTATTGCAAAATACCCGGCTACTTCTAATGGCGTTACCACGCTTGATGCGGTCAACATGGAAGGCTATTCACACATTTCTATGATTATGATTTCCGGAGCTGCGGCAGGAACCGATATGACGGCGACTGTCTACGCTTCGACCGATGCAAGCGCGACAAGCGCTGAGTTGGTAGCATTTAATTATTATCAGGAAACCACGGCTTCTACTGATGTTCTTGGTGCTCGGACGCTTAATTCAACTACCGCACTCACTTTCGACAATTCTGCTACGACTAATATCTTTGCGGTAATCGAACTTGACGCCTCCGAGCTTCCTGATGGTCATAATTGGGTCAATTTAACTTTGACTGACTCGGCGAATGCGACAAATATAATTTGCTGCGTCTATGTGCTTTCGGGCGCTCGTTATGCTGGGCCAGAATCTCCGACGGTGATTGCGTAATGAAAAAAATGCTTCCTCCTCAGGTTAATAAGGGGAGGAAGTGCCGATTTATTTTGATAAATGGAAAACCAATTTTGGTTGACCCTATCAGGATACAAGATCAAATCGAGCGGGCTGTAATTAGCCCAGAGGAAATACGAAATGGGTGGAATAAGTAGCAAAATGTTACAGACACCTACCGGCGATGTCCTGGTATTCCATGACAACGCATCTGAAGCGTCATGGGTTGACGCTATCGGGCGCGATGTTCGGAAATGGGAACTCCGGTATGGTTCAGATTTCACGACCGCTTGTGAGTACACGGCTACGGTGATAGGTGCGGATTCTATCGCTCAGGGCATTACTGCCGGAGCGCGGGCGTTGATCACCACGGCGGCGGTAGCAAATAGCGGCGTGAATCTCCAGGTTGTCGGGACTCCTTTTCAGCTTGCGAGTGGAAAGAAGTGTTATTTCGGGGCAAAGCTTACCTTTAAAACGGCGGACGGTAATGACTTTTTCGTCGGGCTTGCGTCCACCGATACGGCGCTTATCGCGGCCCATGCTATCGATGTGGCGGCCTCGGCTGTCGGCTGGTACGCGCTTTCAAGTACGGCTCTCGTTGCCTATAACGAGATCCACGCTAATAGCGTGACAACCACGGCCACGCCGATACTTGATACCTCAGCGCATATCTTCGAGTTCCTGTACGATGGAACTAATTTGAACTTCTACTTGGATCATGCCCTCGTCGCTCAGCATACTACGTATGTTCCGACGGTCGTTATGACTCCAAGTATCGTGCTTCAGTCTTCCGCTGGTGGGGCTGCTGAAACCTGCTCGATTGATTGGATGCGCTGCATTCAGTTGCCGTAAGGAGGCCGGAGATGAGCATACTTTCTAAGTTCGTCAACGGTAATCAGGTCTATTACGACGACTATGATTATCGGTGGGTTAGGGCGGTTGGGCCTGATGTTCGGTCATGGGAGATGCGGATTGGGACCGATTTCACTACGGCTTGCGAATATACTGTGACCGCGGTCAATACTGGTGGCGGTACGTCTACCATCGCTCAGGGGATCACGGCCGGAATCAGGGCTATCATAACGACCGATGACGCCGACAATGACGCAATCAATGCGCAGATCGTCGGGACTCCTTTTCAGCTCGCGTCTGGGCATCCGCTGTATTTCGGTTGGAAGGGAACTATCAATGAAGCTACCCAGTCAGACATTTTAGTTGGACTGGCAACGAAAGATACAACCCTGATCGCGGCGCACGCGCTGAATCTCGCTGATGATGGAGTCTACTTCTATAAGCTCGACAACACCGTCGTCATATATGGCGCGGCTGAAAAAACGGGAACGGTTGGAACAGTTACGTGCGCTACTTCGATGGATACCTCGGCGCATATCTATGAGTTCTTCTACGATGGCGTCGGCGCTATTACTTACTATTTCGACGGCGCGGAAGTAGGAAGAATTACTTCGGGATATCCGACGGTGGTTCTTTCGCCTTCGCTTTTTTTCGCTACCGGTTCGGCTGCCGTTAAGACGTGCACGACCGAGTGGATGCGCTGCATTCAGCTATAAAGGAGATGGGGCAATGGACACAAGAGAAATCGTAAATCAGTATGATTCGGGGGATGCCCAAAGCCCCGTCTATCTTGACGGTTACGTCCAAGAGTTTCGAAGCGTTCAGCTTGAGCCGGTAGTTACTGGCGTTGGATATGTTCAAGCAACTGCATCTTGTCGACAGGATGTTGAAGACGGGCATGCAGGTTGGGTTACATGGCCCGCTGGTGCTATCTCGGCAGTGACTCAGGATACGGTCAGCCCGGCTATTACGGCGATACGAGTTTATCGCACTTCGGGGAATCTTAAACTTACCGTGAGGCTTGTATGAAGATTTGGGGAAGATCTGGCCAGCGCATAAAGTTTACGGACGAAGGCGGTCTTGCCGTCCAGTATTATAATAAGACTGGCGCGGCCTCGATCAAGGGATATTGCGTTACGGCTGATGGAACTACCAAGGATGCGGTTAAGTTAGTCCCGGTACAGGAACCTTCATGCATCGGAGTTTTCCTTGATTCTGGCGTGCCTGATGGTGAATTTGCCTGGGTAGTCGTGTCCGGGCGGGCTTATGCGTATTTTTGGGATAGTACGGTCATGGGGTATCTTGCGCGCACTGGGTTGACTGCGGACACGGGCGAGACGGCTGGCATGGCGATGTCGGAAGCTGTTCCTACTTCGCCGTTTGATGTTGACAAGCATTTCTGTGAAATAGGGCATTGTTTGGAAACGAGGACAGGCGCGGGGCTTGCGCTTGTTAATCTTCACTTCAATTAGAGGAAGCCATGGGCTTAGTTCAGAGCGTTGCACCGACAATTGAACCAATTACTCTCGCAGAAGCAAAAGCACATCTTCGCCTAGACACTGGCACGTTCGCGGATGAAATAGCTTCGTCGGTTTGTCTTGCGCCTGATGCTTATGTAGTAATGCCTGCATATGGTATTGTTGGTACAGGCGCTGATGTTTTAAATAAATCTGCACTTATGCAAATTTCTGTAGGAACTGTCGCAGCCGGTGGAACGCTTGACGCCAAAATTCAAGAATCGACAAATAATTCTACATGGACCGATTGGACCGGCGGAGCATTTACTCAAATCACGGCTGCGGGGACATATGAAAAACAATATACTGGGATAAAACAATATATCCGAGTTGTTTGTACAATCGCCGTTGCCAATATAGATTTCGGAGCGTCGGTGATAACTGGGAATTACATGACGTCTGACGATACCTATATCACAACACTAATAACTACTGCGAGAATTATTTGCGAGACAATACAACGTCGATCAACGATAAATCGGACGTATGAGTATACGCTTGATAGTTGGCCTGTTAGCAATGTGATAGATTTACCAATGCCTCCGGTTGTATCTGTTTCATCAATTGCATATACCGATTCTAGTGGAACCGTTACAACGTGGAGTGCTACAGAGTATCAGGTTGATACCACTGGATTTATCGGAAGGATAACACCGGCATATGGTTATTCTTGGCCTACTACTGTTTTGAGAAATATGGCAGGAATAAAAATAACATACGTTGCAGGATGTGGCGCAACTGCTGCGACTGTACCGAGTGATATAAAACATGCCATGTTATTATTGATCGGTGAATTGTATGAAAATAGGGAAGATACAGATTCGATAGAAAAAATAAAGGTGCCTTGGAGTGTTGAGTGTTTGCTCGGATTTAATAAGGTTCGGTATATATGAGAGCTGGTAGATTGCGACATAGAATTGATATTTATCTTCCGACTAAATCTTCAGGCGTTTCGAGCACTGAGACGTTGAATTATTTTGGTACATTTTGGTGCGCAATAGAACCAATGAGCGGAAAAGAATTCCAGGCGCTTGGAGGTACGACAAATTCTTTGACGAATAAAATAACAATGCGGTATGTCAACAATTTGACAGAAGCTCATATTGCCATATACAAGGGTCGAAGATTCAAATTTCAGCAAATTATAAATAAGGAAGAACTTAATAGAGAATTGCAAGTTATAGCATTGGAGGTTATAGCGTGACATTGATTTTTGATGAAGATGAACAAGGATTAATGGGGTATAAGGAAATTGAAATTACTACGGTAAGCCAATTTTCTTTTAATACATCGATTAATGCTCGTGATAAAGTTTTAGATTTTTCTCTTACTATAACCGGTTCAAACCCAAAGATAAAGGTTGTTGATTAATGGCGTATGTAGAAGATGCATTAAACACATTTTTATTAACTCAAACAGCAATAACCGCATATGTTGGAACTGATATTTTTCATACCGAACGGCCAGATGAATTACAGAGCGATTTTATTACGTATCAGGTTGTTACGACGAGCAACGATCCATTAGCGTTTAGCGTAACTGATACCGCGCAGCCATCTATACAAATTGATGTGTTTTCAAGAAACGATGCAAATGCAATTGCGATAGGCAATCTTTTGGTCACGGCGTTAAATGGATTAACATCAATGACAGGGTTGACATTGATTCAATCTCGCGCGCAGGGGCCCGAGGTATCGCGCGATCCAGACGATGAAGAATGGTATCATGGAATCGTTATATGGGATGTAGAATATGTCAGATAAAATAGTTTGTTTAGTCGGTTCCGGCGCTACTCGTGATTATGCGCCGTTTAATAATCCTGAAGTCGAAATATGGACGACTGTATCAGTATCGGCAGATTTGCCGCGTGCTGATGTGGTTTTTGAATTGCATAACGATGTGTATACGAACGAATATCTTGATTCTATACAGGCACATAAGTTCCTTAAAAATGAAAACTCATTAGTGTCTAACTCTGAACGATTCCCGATTGAAAAACTAGAAGAGGAATTCGGTAAAATATTCCCTGGGTCAATGGCAATGATTTTAGCATTTGCATATCTATGTGGATATAAAAAGTTTGCGTTGTATGGGATAGATTTGACCGCTGATAGCGAATATGGGAAGATGCGCGAGTTATTTATGTATCTTATAGGCTATCTTCGGGCGAAAGGTTGTGAAATTGAAATCACAAAAGGGTCAGGGATAAATGACACCTGTTTGACATATATGTATGATGTACCTCGTGATGATCTTGGAATAAAAACCGTAATTGAAAAAGCTCAAAGGCAATTGGAGGCAGACAAAAAAGCCTCTTATGATATAAAGTGGCGCTTGGGCTATAGTGAGGGATTTATTGACGCAATAAAATATTGCGAAGGAAGGAAACAATGATAACTACCGGATTTGATGTTACGATAAAACTTTTTACCGCAACCGTGTGTACTTGCAGTAACGATACGCTATCGTTTACTGCTGGAACTTGCACTTGTACAAAGATACCGTATATCGATACATGCAACGTTGGCGGATCGTGTGACATGATCGACTATACTGGTTTTGGCGACAAATTAAAAAAGAACATCGCCGGATTCCCTGATTTTGAAATTACATTTTCAGGGGGCCTTGATTTGTCTGATGCTCAGCAAATGTCATTTTTTACCGCGCTAGTTTGTACTGGAACAAAAGCGCAGCGATGTGTCAGAATTTACAACGGTGGTAAAACTGAGACGTGGCGAGGGTTCATTACAGGGCATGCTCAGGGCGGAAGTGTTGGTGGAAAATCAACTTTCAGCGCAACACTTAAACCGACGATTCTTCCTAAGGTAAGCTAAATGGAATTTAATCTATCTGACGGAGAAGTTTTTATTCCGACACTAGAGGGAAACGATAAAAGCGATTCTCCGATTAAATTTAATCTTAAGTATCTAACGATTCAAGATCAATTGGAGTTAGATTATGCGGAGTATTCACGAGAAGAGGAAGAACTCATAACAAAAATCTATACGTATAAAAAATATGTAGAGATTTTTTCACGAGGTGTTGAGAGTATTGAGGGATTGGTTATTAATGGCAAGCAAATAAAAACGGCAAAGGAATTTCTTAGTATTCGAAATAGTCCTGCATGGGTTAAATTTATAACGATTGAAGTTGGGAAAAGATTGAAAAATGCGGGAGAAGTAGATATAAAAAACTAATTTGCGCCTTTGGCCTATGGTATAAAAAATACTTAGACCGAGGCGCATTTAGTGAGCTTATGGATTATTATAGGGCGAAAGATAAAGACGAATGGCTTTTAATCGAAACGCCTTATGAGTTGATAAATGGGGATACTGCCTATGAGATTAGATTTTGCGATATCCCCGATATAGTTGGAACGTGGTTTTTCGGTGCTCGTAGGTTTTGGAATTTGTATCGTCAATTTGGTTTGCCAAACGTTGATTGGAGAAAATTAACGATACAACAAATGTCAGTTATCGAAACGTTTAACGCTTGTTTTAATTCGTATAAGGAAAAAAATGTTAAGCCTTAATATTAAAGGAAATTTATCAAAACTCTGTTGGGATAAAATACCCGATATTATGGCTGATGAAATATTAAATCTTTGTCTTGATACAGCATATGTGACCGCATATAAAAGAGCCCCTGTTTTAAGCGGCGATTTTAGAGATGCGATTACAAAACATTTAAATCGTAATGATCACTATGGATGGATTGTCGTATCAGGTAAAGAAATACCGTACAACATGTTGGTAGAATTTGGGTCACGGCATAGGTTTGCACATCCAACGTTTAGACCAGCCGCCGCCGCTGCTAAAAGTAAAATGCGGCAAGTAATGCGCAAAGCAATAAAAGATGCTGCAACAAAGGCAAAGGCTGTATAATGGCGATAACAACTGAAGAGCTTAAACTTTTAATTAAAGCAGAAACTGCCGCCGCCGCTGCTAATCTAAAAAACTTTGATAGATCCGCTAAGTCGACACAGGGAAGAGTTGAAGGATTATCAAAAATATTTAGAACATTTGGTAAAGATGCTCTAGGTGCAATTGGCGCGCCGCTTGCTGTTGGTGCAGGTCTTAAAATTCTTGCAGATTTTGCAAAAGATTCTTTCAGAGCATTTGAGGAATCAGAAAAATCTTTCCAAAAATTAAATGGCGCGTTTATCGCAAGCGGAGATTCTACGGGAATAGCAGCGAGAAATTTACGAGATTACGCTGATGAACTAGAAAGCGCTTTATTTGTCGACGATGACCTTATCGTATCTTCAGCGTCATTATTAAAAGAAATAACAAATCTCGATGAGCAAGGGATTAAACAAATATTGCCATCAATCATTGATATGTCCCAGGCGTTAGGAGTTGATCTTGAGACAGCGACAAAAACAGTAGCACAAACAATAGCTGGCGGTAAAGATGGATTAAAAAAATACGGAATTGAAATAGATCAAACTGCTTCATTAACGGAAAAATTAGATCAGGTAACAAAAGGTCTTGATTCAAGGTTTGGCGGGATCGCTAAGACTATGGCAACTGATGGTTTAGCGGCATTCCGCGATCTTGGGGTACAGACTAATGACTATATGAAAATAATTGGTGAAGGAGTGGCGAATGCTCTTGAACCATTTGCTAAAGGATTAGCTACAATATTAAAGAATGCGAATGATACTGCGGCAGCAATAAAAGCCATGAAAGAGGTCGAGGCTGGGAAGTCACAAGACTATGCAAAAGCAATCAGCGCGGCTAAAGAACGATTAAAATTAGCGCAGTATGAACTTGAAGTAGCCGGCGTAAGTGCTGGGATGGAAACCGAGGAGATTAAAAAATTAAAAGAAAATATCCGAATGTGGACGTATGCACAATCAATGAAAGAGCGCGGTGCAAAAGAATTAAGTGACGCAGAACGAAAAAAAATGGAAGCTGCGGCTAAGGCGGCAGAGGAAGAGGATGCATATGCTGAGAAATATAAGAAAGTCCATGGAGAACTTGCAAACGTAATAGAAGGTGAAAAATCAGATTATCAAAAAATATACGAAAAAATACAGGCGATCAATAGTATTAAATGGAAAAACGACGACAAAAAAGAAGCGGCTGACGCTGTAAATATATTAAAAGATAATCTAGCAGAAGCAGAACAAAAGTTTATTGACGCATATGATCCAGCTAAAAAATTAGCCTACGCGGTAATGATGATGGGGAGCGCATCACCTGATGCCGCTATTGAGGCATATAATAGACTAGCGGAAGCTGCTGGTGTTGCTACAGATGAAACAGAAAAATTAACCGATGCACAAAAGTCACAGCAAGAACATGAAGCAACATTAGCGGCAGGTACTGAAGCACAAACAAAACTTTTGCAGGAATCATATAAGAATGCATTTGCTGCAATCGGCGAATCAATGGTGACAGGCCAAGATGCGTTAAAACTTTTTGCTGAGGCAACTAAAGAGACTTTGGCCGGGATTGTAGATGCATTAGGGCAACGTATGTTAGCCGAGGCCGCGCTTAATCTAGCATTAGGCCCAGCATTTTGGCCACAGGCAGCACTCGCAGGCGCCCAAGCGGCTATAGCATTTACGGCAGCCGGCGCGATTCGAGCGATCCCGATGGCGCAGGGAGGCGAAGGGACCGTAACACAGCCTACGCTATTTTTGGCTGGCGAAGCAGGTGCAGAAGATTTTAGTTTCACTCCAAAGAATAAGCAGCAAAATAAAAAAACTGGTAATACCGTGATTAACGTCTACGGTTCAGTCGTAAGCGAACGATATTTAACACAGCTAGCAAGTTCTAGTGCTGATAGGGGTTATTAATGATAAAGAATGTATCATCTGACTGGAAAAGCAATTTTATGAAATTTGATAATGAACTTCGATTTTATATAGATCCTCGTGGACTAGAATATCCTCCAATATCTGGAACTGCCGCATATGGAACATCTACGCAAAATGTTCCCGGAGAATTTCTTTTATCTTCGGCGATGACTTATTTGTGGGATTATGTAACGTCTTTTACCTTTGATGTATTATTACAACCTGCACACAAAGCAGGAACAACGACGGAAATAGTATCGATTGAGGGTGGCGATACTTTGAAGCTACAATGGAATAGCGCGGGATACTATGAATTAACCGACGGTACGGTATCGGTTACTGGCGGATCATTGAGCACGGAAGTTAAACGCATAGGATTTTCTTTTACTTATGGCGGATCAATGAAGTTGTATATCAACGGATCATTAGTCGATTCTGATACGTCTGTCGCGTTGACCACGAAACCAACAAAATTAGTGATTAATGGTAATGCTGGTAATCTTGTATCGTTTGTTAGGATTTTCCCGAGCTATGTAGCAACTGAGGCCGATTTTTCTGATAACTTCAAAGACGTTGCATATGAGGAAATATTTTTTAAGTTCGACAAGACTTGTTATGGCCGGACTCGATGCAATATTAATACAACAGGAAATCATGTTGTCACGAGCTTCTCGCTTGATAAAAAATCAGGGTATAAAGCTGCGCAATTATCTTTGTCGTTAAATAATCTAGCTGGTCAGTTCTCTGACGATCAGTATGCAGCCTATGCTCCACAATCACAATCGTATAACGGTACTGTCGATCAGAAATATCTCACCGAACAGGTTGGCGTAGAGGTTGAAACATGGGGACCAAATGACGGTGCATTGTACCCTTATACTGCATTGTACCCGTTTAACTCTTTGTATCCATATGGTTCAGTAAATTATTATGAGCCAATTTTTAGAGGTAAGACAGAGACAGGAGCTTTTAATCGATCAACACGACCAGGTGCTTTGTCTAGTTTGCAAATTACTGCTAATGATATGATAGCTGACCTTGCTAAGCGAGTTGTTCGAAAAACTCGTAATTGGGCAGGGTATTATTTGAGTCGAGCAACGCCTGTAAATAATTCTGTGTTCCATGAGATAGCGTGGCTCGGTACGAAGCGAGAAGTTTACAATTACCTCACAAATTCAAGTTTTGAAAATACAACTATTGCTAATAGCTGGGATACGACAGGGACATTTGTAAGAGATACGACACAAGTTATTGCTGGAACCTATTGCGGTAAATTTTCTGGTACCGATCAAAATATAAGCCAGGAAGTAGACTTTACCGATTTATCAGCAGACGAATTATTTACTACAAGTTTTTACATATATTCAGCAAGCGCAATAACTGGCGATTTGACATTGTCTGAATCAACTGGAGGAACGACGCATTCCTCGACAACGTTATCATGGACACATTCAGGACTTGGATGGGACAAAATTGTATGTCCGCACGTAATTACGGATAGCACATCAAATAGATTAAAAGTTACTTTATTATTTAACGGTACAGTGACAAATGTTCCGATAGATTGCGCGATGCTTACCTATGGTGAAGAGAAACACTGGTTTGTATTAAATTCGAACGACGGTACGTCTGGTCTTTCCGCGATAGGTTCCGAAATGTCTGACGATTATGAAATAATTCCAATCGACGCTGATAATGTATCCTATATTCATCCCTGGGCATGGATTGAGGAAGGCGAAAAAGTTTGGGATAATTTGAAAGAGATCGCCGATGCTGTTTTGGCTCGAAAGTTTTATATTGATTCTTCAGGTATTTTGCGTCTTCGATCGGCATTTACTTCTGCATTACCTGTATCATCTGGTAGCATAGACCACGTGAAAGCTGTAGCGACAATGCAGCAACCATTAACAGCAAATAAGCTAAAAGTACAAGGAGCGCAAATAGAAATACGACCTAATATACAAACAGTTTGGCAGGCTGTCGCGGCTGGGCTTACTGTTGATGCCGGGACAAGCGGCAATGTGTTTAAACGAACAATCGCAAACGGCGGTACGTTCCCAGATCAGACAATTGATGGAGCCGCGGAATATGAAGCAACTTATGGCGAAGTTTTCGAGGAGAATAAATAATGTGGGATTTTATTTGTGGTGTAGCGGTTGGCGCATTTAATATTGTAACCGGAGCCCTTGCTGCTGTTGGAAATTTATTTTTACAAGGTGTCCAGTCAATGAATGCAACGCCTTCAAAAATTGTTAAAGCAAATTCTGCAAATAGAAAGGCTAAATTAATTCGAGATGATGAGAAAGTAATCGGTTTGCAAAGCCCGAATTTAATACATACCTCAAGTCCTGGTACGTTAACAACGACAACTTTTGACACGACAACATATCAAGATAGAGCAATAATTAAATTAACCAATTCGACAGGATCTTCAACGGTTTGCACTGGTATCGCGATACAAGGTAAACTTGTCGTTGAGCATGCCGGAGCGCAAGGATTTATTTGGGAGTACTCTGATTATGATTCAATCGATAGAAATGGCGAAGATTTTTATGAGCTTTCAAACGATTTTATTATTTCAGGTGATCAGGCGGAGCATATCGGAGACTACCTATGGAAAGAATTAAAGCCACATAGCATTTATCAATTAGTTTTACCTGGGACACAATTCCAGTATGACATAGGTGATGTATGGCACTTGGAAATATCATATACGATTAACGGCATGGCTTCTGAAGCTGAATTGATTGATACTGATGTCGAGGTAATAGATATTTCTATACGTAGAAATGTTGCAGACATCGGAGAAACTCTTTTATCTGTTCGAGTTCCGTCTGGCGCATGGACTAAAACTTTATCAAGACGAGCAAAACTTGTGACCTCAGGGAATTCACAACGCCTTTATAATCGATCAAATATATTGACAGTTGCTTCTAGCACATGGACTGGACAAGCTGATTATTTTTGCGACGGTATTGACGATGATATTGAAATACAACAGGCAATTGATTATCTACAATTGCTAGGTGGAGGAGAAATATTATTTACATCTGGAGACTTTTACATATCATCCAAAATAATTGTTTATGATAATATTACAATAAATGGAAGAGGTTTTAACACAATAATACATGCAACAAATCTTTCGCAAAATATTTTAATAGATGCTACATTATCTAGTAATACATTAATAGAAAATTTTGTATTAACTGGAGACAATGCAATATTTGTAACTCCTAGTTTATACTGTATAATGTACTTCGCGGGAAATTTGAATACTTTATATAATGTTCATATTAAAGATTTTAAATTTAATTCAGCAAGTGCATATATAACCGGTATATATAGAGGAAAAACATTAGTAAATAATTGCAGAATTACTAATTTAGTAGGTATAAATGGAAACATTAAAATATACGGAATAGATTCTGTATATCGTGTTACAAATAATTATATCGATAATATAGTAGGATTTGGTGCTTTTGATGGAATAGGAATTAGAGCATGTCATAAATGCCAACAAAATAGTGTATCAAATTGTTCTACTAGCAAGTATGGGACTGGGTCAGATCAGTCATATGCAGATGAAGGTTCTACAAATCCATGCGCCGACAGTGCAGCCGGAGGATATAACTCATGACGTATTTTCTTAAAGGAGACAAACTATGGCTTTAGGCGATTATACAAAGACGGTGTTTATCAATGGAACGAGTATATCGGTTCCTGCAACACCTGGCGATCCTGCACTTAATGCAGTAAATCATAACAACGCGGAAAATAAAAT